TATCCACGCAAAGCGCTAAAAAATCTGGTAAAACTAAAGATACAGATACAGACAAGGACTAACCAAATATGGCAACTACCGTTTATCTTTCAAACCCAGCGCTTACCATTAACTCAGTCGACCTAACAGACCAGGCGACTAGCGCAGTATTGACATACAACTACGAACAGCTTGAGACTACAGCGTTTGGCGACACGGCCCGCAAGTTTGGCAGTTCTGCTGTAACTTCGCTGCAAAACAACAGCTTCGAGGTAACGCTTTATCAAAGCTATGCAACTTCAGAAACCGAACAAACCATTTATAGTTTGGTTGGTATCCAAACAACTATTGAGGTTTCGCCAACGGCTGCAGGTCTTGCAACGCCTAGCGCTACTGCACCAAAATATACGCTTACTGGCGCATACTTGGAAAGCCACACGCCAATTAACGCAAGTCTTGGCGAACTGTCAACCATTACGCTTACGTTTACTGGCGGCACACTAGCTAAAGCCGTTTCATAATGGCGCGGCTTTGGCCGCTGAGAATTAAAAAAACAAGCAACGCTAATAAGGCGCTGCCCTACGAAAGGCAAATATGCAATTAACACTAAAAGCCGTATTTAAAGACGGCAACAATTACGAAGTGCAAACTAACTTAATGACCATAGTTCTATGGGAAAGAAAATATAGGCGCAAAGCTTCAGACATAGCTAACGGCATAGGCGTAGAGGACTTAGCGTATATGTGCTACGAAGCCAGCCGCCTAAACGGAATAACCGTACCCAGTTCGCTAGACGCGTTTATTAACAGCCTTGTAAATATTGAAGTAATTGAACAGGCCGCCGATTTAAAAGCAGACCAGGCACAGTAAGTTATCTTATGGCTGAAGTGTTAGTAACTTGCCATTACTGGCCTAGCCATATCGAGTTTGGTATAAACGATTTGTATACCGTCGTAGAAATTTTGAACAAACAGAATAAAACTTATGTCTAACCCAAAACTAGTTTTACAAGTCGAAGGCATAAAAGAAACTTTGGCTGAACTGAACAAATACGACAAGGTTTACAGACGGCAAGTAACTAAAGATATTAAAGGCGCTGGCGCGCCAATTATCGCTACAGCCCGCCAACTAATAGGCGACGTCCCGCCTTTATCGGGTATGGTTCGCGGCAAACTTATTAAAGGCCGCGAAGTTTATTGGACTAACAAAACGGCTAAAGCTGGCTTAAAAATTAAGGTAGGTAGACGGGCCAGCAAAGGCGGCACGGTTCAATTTAAAGACAAATTCGACGCTGAGAATAACCCGCGTGAAAGCCATAGCGTAACTTTTAAGGCTAGGCCATATCAGTTAATGGTCGCCCAGCAAACGGACGCGGCAGGCGCAATATATGACCACGCAGGCATTAAAACAAAAAATACTAATTTCGTTAATAATTTAAATGTCGAAGTTGGTAGCCAGCCACGCGCCATAGACCCAGCAGTACAGCAACATAGGGAAACCGTGCAATATGCGGTTAAACAAATTGTCGACGAAGTAGCCAAAACCCTAAATAAAAAGTTGAAGGTTCGTTATGGCAATTAACATACCGATTACTTCGACGTTTGACGACACGGGGCTAAACAAAGCGCAGCAGGCGTTAAAAGGTATTGGCGGGCCAGCTGGCAAATTAGGCAATATTCTTAAAGCTTCGGTAGTGCCAGGCCTTATAGCGGCTGCTGGTTCGGTGCTTGTATTCACTAAAGGCCTAATGCCAGCTATTCAAGCGGCCAGCGATTTACAAGAAAACACAAGCAAAATAGGCGTAATTTTTGGGGACGCTGGTAAAGCTGTAACCGATTTTGCTAAAACTGCTGCGCGTGAAATTGGGCAAAGTCAAAACCAGGTTTTAGCGGCTGCTGGCACGTTTGGCACGTTTGGTAAAGCGGCTGGTTTAGCAGGCGACCAGTTAGCGACGTTTACAACTGACTTTATTACGTTGTCTGCTGACCTAGCCAGTTTCAATAACACGACGCCAGACGAAGCCATTAACGCTATTGGCGCTGCATTACGCGGCGAAGCTGAACCGTTAAGGCGTTTTGGCGTTTTACTTAACGACGCAACACTTAAAGCCGCTGCATTAGAACTAGGCATATATAGCGGTAGCGGTGCATTGACAGCGCAGCAAAAGATTTTAGCTGCACAAAAAGTAATCTATGAACAAACAGGCGACGCACAAGGCGATTTTGCGCGAACTTCAGACGGTCTAGCTAACCAGCAAAGAATTTTAAGCGCACAATTTGAAAACGTTAAAACCAAAATAGGCGAACTGCTGTTACCTGTTTTTTCTACGTTAGTAAAATTTTTAAACGACGAAGTTTTACCAGCAGTCGACAGAGTTATAACAGCGTTTGGCGAACAGGGTTTAGGCAAAGGCCTTCAACAGGCTGTAGCTGAAACTGGTAGCGCTGGCGAAGGTTTAGTAAAAGCGTTTAAATTTATTGCCGTTAACGCGGCACGTATGGCAAACGTTGTATATAAAGCCGTTCAGGTACTTATAGCCCAATTCCAGTTTCTTACAGGTAACCCGCTGGACGCCATTAAAACAATGGCTAAAGCCTTTGACACGTTTATAGATATTGGCGCAATAGAAAAAAGTTTTGACAGTTTTGCATATAAAGTAAACGTTTTGCAAGGCGCGGTACTTAGCCAAAATCAAACAATTTTAGACGCCGAAAAACGTTTAGATAGTTTCGGCAACGCAATTAAAAAAGTTACAACTGATTTAGACGATTTAGCAAGCGACGAAAACAAAAAAGGTAGCGGCAAAGGCGCAGTAAACAAAGTAACCGAAGCTGTTAAAAACGCTGCAGCTGCGCTTAATAAAGAAATGGGCGAAGCGTTAGACGCAGCCAAAGACAGACTTAAAAAAGCCCAAGACGCTTTTAATGATTTTGCTACTTCAGTTAGCGACGTTGTTAAAGGTGCTTTAGATTTTGGCGCAGCTTTCGAGGAAGGCGGCGAAGACGCAGGTTTAACGTTTTTTAGTGCGCTACAAAAACAAGCTGATAAAGCTAAAGAGTTTGCCGATTTAGTAGAACAGTTGTTAGCTACGGGCCTATCGCAAGAAGCACTACAGCAGGTAATCGACGCGGGCATAGATAGCGGCGCAGCTATCGCAAAAGAACTTTTAAAGTCTGGTGAAAACGTTTTACGCGCTAACAAACTTGTAGAAGAAACAAATAAAATAGCTGAACAAATAGGCATTTTGTCGGCTAACAAATTTTACGCCGCTGGCGTATCTAACGCCCAACAATACTTAGCGGGCGTCGAAGCTGCTATGGCTGTAGCGCAAGCCAAACTAGGTAAAAAAGGTATAAACCTTGCTGACGTAAAAGGTATTAGCAGCGAATTTACTAACGCGATTAGCACAACCCCGACAATGACAGCGCCAACTATGCCCAGCGTTATACCCGTTGGCGCACCAACAGACAAAGGCCAACCGTTAGGCAACGTAACCATAAACGTAAATAGCCAGTTGGCTACTAAAGGCGAAGTAGGCGAAGCTATTAACGACGCTTTGCGGGCCTATAACCGTCTTAGCGGCCCGTTGCAGTTGCAAATCGCGTAATGGCTGGCGTAGCGGTAGTCGGTTCGGGTAATTACGAACTGTTTATAGACACGGGTTTTATTCAAGACGGGTTTACACTCGACGACGCTACAGCAGGCGTTTTAGACAATACGCAATACGTTTTAGACGGTACTACTAACTTTGCACCAGTTTTAGACGGCTGCGTAAACGTGCGGGTTAAGCGTGGCCGCGAAGATATTGGCGACCAGTTCGGCGCTGGCACTATGTCTTTTACTCTTAGCGATACCAGCGGAATTTTTAACCCGTTTGACCAAAATTCGCCTTATTTTGACCCGTCCGAAGCGCAACCAGGTTTAGCACCTATGCGCCAAGTCGAGTTAGTCCGCTACGACGATAGCAACATAGCCGAATGCCTTTTTAAAGGTTACGTCGTTAATTACAATTATAATTTTGCTTTAGGCGGTATAGATACCGTAAGCGTTTTTTGTGCAGACGACTTCTATTTATTAAGCCAAACATTTTTAAACGAATACAACCCAAGCGAAGAATTATCTAACGAACGTTTAGAAGCGGTTTTAGATTTACCAGAAGTCAATTTCCCAGCAGCGGCCCGCAATATTTCGACAGGTACACAAACGTTAGGCGGGGCTTCTGCGTTTACCGTCCCGCAAGGTACTAACGCTTTGTCGTATTGCAGCCAAATTAACGACGCTGAACAAGGCCGTTTATTTATGTCGCGGAACAACGTTTTAACGTTTCAACCGCGCATAGGTGCAACGCTTAGCAGCGCAGTAGCAAACTTTAACGACGACGGCACAAACATTAAATACAACGCTTTAGGTATAACTTTTGAAGCTGACCAGGTTATTAACCGTGCTGTAGTACAAATTTTAGGTAGTAACAGCCCGCAAACAGCAGAGGACTTAGCCAGCCAAGCAAAATATTTTATACAAACTA